CCTGTGGCGCAGTTATGAGAACCTTGCAGAACCAGGCAGATATCGCAGCATATTGGGAGAAGCTGCCGATATGAGTAAACAATATGAGCTGAAAGTTGGTAACTATGCTGAAATTTCAGAAAGTCAATCAACTGTAGCTGAAACCGATAATAACTTGTATCGTGATGGAGACCCAGAGATACACGAGCGTACTTTGGCACGAGCAAAATATGAACAACGTGTGAAGAGTGGAATGTACCAGTCACAGGAAGCCTTGCAGGACGGTATGCTTGGTTTGAAAGAAGCAATGAATGCAATTCTCGGCAAGAATACCCGAATGGAAGATGTTGATGGATTTGAAAATGCTTACTTAGGTGAGAACCGCTTGTCAAGTGTGAACAAAGCCGAAGCCGATGCCTTTGCGCACCTATTGTTCAAGCCAATGCTTGAAGAGATAGCTAGACTTGCACACAGTGCAGCAGAGCGCGAAGAACTGACCGATTATATGATGGCTAAACACGGTCTTGAACGCAATAGAGTAATGGCAGAGCGTGATGCACAAAAGGACTTTGCAGAATACCAGAAGCAGCATCCGAAGGGTACAAAGGCTTTGCAGGACTTTATCGACGAGTGTCGCAAGCGTGATTATGCAGGTCTTACCGCCCTTGCAGGTATGGAAGAGATTGTAGATGCAGAAGCCGAAGCACAGGCTATGGTAGATGAGTATGAGAACGCACACGATACCACCGCATTGTGGAGTAAGGTTAATGCCGTCAGCAAGGCAATCCTTTCCAAGTCCTACGAATGTGGAATGATGAGCAAGGAAACCTATGACAGTGTGAGAGATATGTATGAGTTTTATATCCCTTTGCGTGGATTTGATGAAAAAACGAGTGCTGAAACTTACGCTTACCTTACGCATAAGCAGAGTATATTCAATGCACCTATCAAGAAAGCGGAGGGAAGACGCTCTAAAGCGGACGATCCTTTTGCCAACCTGCAATCCATGGCCGAGAGTGCCATTATGCAGGGAAACCGCAACAAACTCGTGAAGCAGAAGTTCTTGAACTTTGCCCTCAACCATCCGAGCGACCTTGTTAGTGTGAGTGATTTGTGGTTGCAGTACGATGCAGTTTCCGATGAATGGAAACCGATATTCCCCGACAATATTGACATCAACGATAGTCCCGAAGAGGTAGAGCGAAAGTTGAACGAGTTTGAGGATAAGATGAAGCAGCTTGCTGAATCTGCCCCCGATAACTACAAGCACGGCAAAGATGCGGCAAATATTCCGTATCGTGTTGTTGAGAGCCGAGATTTGCGACAACATCAAGTGGTGGTGAAGCGAAACGGCAGGGACTATGTGATTACCATCAACGGTAATCCGAGAGCTGCACAGGCATTGAACGGACAGACGAACCCGGATAATGACATCAGCGGAAGTATCGGTCAGCTTGTACATCTTATTGGAGATGTGAACAGAACACTGTCCTCACTGTACACCACATTACAGCCGGACTTCATTGCAAGTAACTTCTTGCGTGATATGTTATATTCCAATTCTATGGTGTGGGTTAAGGAAAGTCCGAAATATGCCATGCAATATAACAGGAACTTTGCGAAGTTGCCTATTGCAAGAATGGTTGTGTTATTGGATAAATACCGCAGGAGAACGCTTGATATGAACGATGAAACAGAGAAAATTTTTTATCAGTTCATGATGAACGGTGGCGAGACAGGATTTTCGAGAATGGCAGACATTGACGAGCATAAGAAAGAAATCAAGAAGATGCTGAAAGCGGCGAATGAAAAAATTCCTGCCCATGTGGTACGTGAATGTATGGCTACCTGGATAGGCGAAGTGGGACGAGGTATAGAGATGCGTGCCCGATTTGCCGCCTTTGTAACAAGCAGGAATGCGGGCCGGACAATAGACCGCAGTATTTGGGATGCCAAGGAAATCAGTGTGAACTTCAACAAGAAAGGCGCAGGTGATAAGTTCTTGGGGGCTGAAGGACAAACCATGTTGGGAAATGTAGCAGCCGGTGTATCGGGTGCAGGACGAGCCGGATATATCTTTTGGAATGCCGCCCTGCAAGGAACGTTCGGAAACTTCTTGAAGTATGCGATGAGGCATCCCGGTAAAATGGGTACTGTCGTTGCATCATGGTATGGTTTAGCCATGCTTGTTACCGCACTTGCTTCGGCTGGAGGTGATGATGACGATGACAGCTACTATGACATACCCGAGCATACTCGCAGACAGAACCTCATTGTCAAAGGACCTGGTAACGCATGGATAAAGATTCCTTTGCCTATCGAGTACCGAGCCGTGTATGCGATGGGAGAACTTACCGGTTCTTCCCTGTTCCATAACGAGAAATTGGAAGTTAGTGATGTATTGGCACAGATGAGCAAGTTGCTTCCTGTAGATATGATGGAGGGGGCAAAAGCGTTGTGGCCAAGCAGCGTCAAGCCGATGGTGGAAGTATCGAATAACGAGAGTTGGTACGGTAGTCCGATATGGAAAGATACACCCTACAATAAATATATGCCGAATTGGACGAAAGCCTATAAGAGTGCGAATAAAGACCTTGTAAACCTTTCTGAAACACTGAACGAAGTCAGTGGAGGAAGCAAATATAGGAAAGGTACTATTGACTTGAATCCTGCTGCCATTGAGTATCTATTGAAACAATACACCGGCGGCTTCTTCACTGTAACCAACCAAATTCGTAATTTGATCAATGTGGGAACAGGTGAAAAAGATTTTGATTGGCGTTATGTTCCGCTTGCCAACCGAATGTTGATGAGCGGTGGCGATGAACGTAATGTAGGTAGGGGGCTGGATGAGAAGTTCTTTGGTTATTTGGATGCATACCGTGCAAAGGCGAGTGAATTCAGCGCCATTAAAGGTGATTTGAGTTTACCGTTGGAGAAGAAAGCAGAACTGATAAGCGAGATTATCATTGATTCTGAATATGTAAAAATGAAAGGGATGGAACGTATTTACTCAAAACTAAAGAAAGCTTATGATACTGCTAAGGAAATCGGAGATACCTCAAAAGCAGAAGAACTTGAAAAGAGGATTAATGAGTTAAAGCGGAAATTCATTTTAGAGATGGAGCAAGACGAACGTAAATAGTTAAACCTAAAATGATTGCTTGGGGTACTACTTTTGTACTCTAAGCAATCATTATTATTTAAACAGGCTCTTATTCTGTTCGTTTTTCAATATCCTTTATAAGGCTTTCTATGTCAAGTGTTTCTTCTTCTACTTGGTATGCCTTGTATGTTTTAATGGCAACATATACAACGAATATTGTGCCTACAATTGAAGCCACGAAAATTACAGCTTTAACGTATTCGCTTGTAAACTCTGCTGTAATATATGCAATCCATAATGTCAAATCAATGCCAAAGAGTGATAGCAACTGACTTACTTTCTCTACTTTGTTTGCTTTGATTTTATATTTAAGTTCCCATTTCTTCTCCCAATCCTTCAGGATGTTTCTCAGAATGGACTCGGCTATGACGCAATGATGGGTTTCGGTGTTATTGAATTCAATAATCTTCGATTTCCTTCCAACCATGTCTTACTTTTTTGTTATTCCAAATTCGATATTGATTTGTCGGTAATCCTCATCATCATATTGCTTATAAAGTTTATAGTCCATAAAGAGCTTATAGTCGTTCTTATATGTACCAATCTCCATTGGTTCTGTCGGCATTACATTGGATGTGGAACCAGGATTCACTATTGTCACATTTGCCATGTGTTCATTTATGAATTGCAATCTTGTGACGTTTTTTGCACCATCCTCCTGAAGAAGAGTCACATTGAATGTCATGTTTCCTTCTATAGGGTCTTCTATTATAACTGATACTGTGGAGCCGAAACTTATATTCGCTCTTTCAGATTTAATGAGTTTAAAATGCGGGTCAGTATTAATCCTGCACATATATATTTTTTTAAATAATTAAATGTTTAACGTTTAATCCTTGCAAAGATAGACAAAGTTATGATGTCATAACGTTTTTGGGTTATAAAAGGTGCTGTCCTATTATGAAAATTAACATTTTTATATGCGCTTAAGCTACTTTATGCGTAAATAGTTAAACATGGAAAGATTGCTTAGGGTACTACTTTTGTACTCTAAGCAATCATTAAACAACGAAAATATGCATAATAAAGGCAAAGGAAAATTGTTACCAATGAGCCGAATTGCACTGAAACGGAATGAATTATCTGAAAGTGATACCGTTGCTTCCGCAAAGCGGTATGGTGACCGCAGAGCATTTGATATTCTAATGGAAGCGCAGTACTATTGGAATCAGATGGAGGACTTTCGAAAAGACCGGGAGCGAAACAAACGCTATACCTATGGTTTCCAATGGGACGATATGATTTGTGTGGACGGAAAATCCATGAGCGAGGAAGAATACATTAAAAGTCAAGGCAACGTGCCTTTGAAAAACAACCTTATCCGTAGGCTTGTACGAAGCGTGCTTGGCGTGTATCGAAGCCAAAGTAAAGAACCAACCTGTACCGCACGTGATCGGGATGAACAGAAACTTGGTGAAACGATGAGTACGATACTTCAATGCAACATGCAGCTTAACCGAATGAACGATGTATACGCCCGAACTATGGAAGAGTTCCTGATAAGCGGTTTTATCGTTCACCGTAAATCGTACGGTTGGCGTAATGGAAAAGAGGATTGTTGGACGGACTATGTACAACCCAATAATTTCTTTATCGACAACAACATGAGAGATTTCAGAGGTTGGGATGTTTCCGTGCTTGGAGAAGTTCACGACATTTCTTTCGGACAGTTGTGTGAACAGTTCGCATCAAGTCCGCAGGAATACAGACAATTGCGCGACATTTACAAGTGGGCGGCAAGGAAAGATTACATAGCCACATACGCGGAGCGTTTCGGGTATAGCCGCTTGGAGAACTACGATTTTCTATTCACAAGCGAGCCGGGACGATGCCGTGTGATAGAGATATGGCGCAAGGAGCAAAAACCGAGATACCGTTGCCATGACTACCAAAACGGCGATATTTTCAAAATAGACGAAGAAGATTACGCACAAGTGGTGCTTACTGAAAATGAAGAACGTATGCGTATGGCCAAGGAAGCCGGTATGCCGGAAGATGAGGTTCCGTTGATAAAAGCTACTTGGTTTGTGGACGATTATTGGTATTTCTATTACCTTTCTCCTTTTGGCGACATATTGAGGGAGGGGGAAACGCCTTACGAGCATGGAAGCCATCCATATGTTTTCAAGGCATATCCGTTCATTGATGGTGAAATCCATTCATTCGTTGCTGATGTAATCGACCAACAGCGATATACCAACCGATTGATAACCCTCTATGACTGGATAATGCGGGCGAGTGCCAAAGGCGTGCTGATGATGCCCGAAGATTGCTTGCCTGATGGTGTGAGCATTGACGATATTGCAGAGAGCTGGACGGAATTTAACGGTGTCATCGTATACAAGCCGAGCAAAAGCGGAAAAGTGCCGGAACAGGTGGCCAATAACTCCACAAATATAGGCATTGCGGAACTGCTTAATATGCAACTCAAATTTTTTGAAGATATATCGGGAGTTACGGGCGCATTACAAGGAAAGCCCGGGTATTCCGGTGAAAGTGCATCGCACTATAACCAACAGACAGAAAACGCCACGAAGTCATTGCTCGACCTGCTTGAATGCTTCAGTTGTTTTGTAGTGGACGGAGCATATAAGGATGTGAAGAATATGCAGCAGTTTTATGATAGCAAACGTGTATTCAATATTGCAGGTAAGAGTGGTGCACAAATCGAATATGACCCGAAGAAAATACGTGATGTAGAATTTGATTTAAGCATTACCGAAAGCACTTCAACACCGGCATACAGGCATCTTGCTAACGATATGCTTATGCAGTTGTACCAGTCTCAGGCAATCAGTGTAGAGCAGCTGCTTGAGCATGGAGATTTCCCGTTTGCAGATGAATTGTTGCAAAGTATCAAATCACAGAAGGAACAGTTGGAGCAGGGCAAAGTGCCCGATGGTCTTTCTCCTCAATTGCTTCAACAGGTCGAACAAGATGCAAATATAGATGCAGTAAATCAGTTACATAATGCAATGAGAACTTAAACCAAGAGGGTGTGTCGAAACGATGCATCCTCTTTTTTGTATAAACAAAGCCCCGACTTTCCCAAGCCAGGGCTTTGTCA